AACGATAATTGCTATTGTACGAGCGACGACGGTAAAATGCCATTGACCCATTTTCCTTTTTCCTAATGGTATCAACTACTTACACCGAATTTGGCGCATAATATATACTATGTAATTGATACTTGCTACCAACGCGTTATTGCGTATGGCTAGGGTAGTAAGCAGATCTAGGCATGTCAAGAGGCTTAATTAAACCCGCTCTACGAGCTGTTATGAACAAAGGGTCCTCTGCCCTAGTAAGATCGCTTACACGCAGTGTAGGGGCCCTTACACGCACTCTAGGAAGCGATTGAATACCGTTTAATAAACTATCGACTCGGGACTTTCCCCATTTTGACATAGATAAATAGTCTGGTGTACTTTGATAGTCCCATTTAGACATATAACCCACTGGATTTAATTGTTTAGAAAACTCTGCAGACAAACCGCCATCTCGTAGAAGCCTACGAATGCTAGTGCGATAAGCAAAATTTTGTCCTTGGAATTGAATATTAGGAGTCATTGAAAATCCGCTCAAAAGAGTCGGAAACAAACCCATAGTCCGATAAGCACTCCGCTTACGCTCGCTAACAGAGCCAATAATAGTATCGATGGCCTCATTAGCAACGATATCAGATAAAAACCCAAGAGTATTAAGCCTAACCTCACCACGGGCATATGCGGCCATAGCTCCGCGGAAAGTGCGATTGTAAGGAGATGTTCCATCTGCATACTCTAAGTTGTTCCAAAACGCCATTGCAAAGTCGTAATGCTCAGAGAGTTGCCCAAAAGTTTTATTGATTATCCTAAGAGCATCATTATAGGTTCGGCCATAAGATTTCTGGTCCGAATACTGTTTGGTATTCAAATTGTATCGACGATCTTCGGCCGCGCGCTTGCGTGCCTCCGGTTCGATGACAAATTCCTGAGTAGCGATATTTCGTTTAACAGTAATAATTGTTTCTTGAGTAGCATAGTACTCGTCCAACGCCGCTTGATATTCCGCACTTAACTGATCGTTATAAATTCTTTGTTGCTGTTGAAATAAATTCAAATCACCCTGATATTGGGTTAAGGCCAATTGATAACTTAAATTATCAAATTGCCATTCATAATAATAAACGGTTTCGAAACCGTACCCTGTCCACACATAATCACTAACAAAGTTGTACGACCAATAATCCGCCTGATTAGGCGGCCATAAATGATACGGTAATGAAGTATCATAAGCAGGAGTCGCTGGCATCGGTCCAGGCGACAAAACTGTGTTTAGAATGTTTCGATTCCAAATATTACTTCTATCTTGCAGCCAGATGTATTCTTGCTGAATTTGAGTCGTGGCCCGTTTATAAACGTCCAGAACATCAAGAGAAGATCTTGTATTTACACTAGATGGGGTAGGGGGCGGATCCTCCCTTAAAGGGGGTCCTCCTATGTATGCAGGTTTCCACACCTCCGGTTCAACTGGCACCAACTGTGGGTTCTTTAATAGTGGGATAGCATCCTCGAACTGCCGAGGAATCCTGATAGGTGCTTCACCTACTTGCGCTGGCACCCATTCTATATCCTCGATATTGGATGGGTCGTAGTTCGGCATTGTCATACGCTCAGCATTTGCCAGCGGTCGCGGTAATAAAAATATTTCCGCTAACTTAATCGCCGGATTGGCGAACTTTAACGGCTTGAATAGCCATTCAATCCCGCGGTGACGTACCTTGGGAGCTGCCGTTAACGGCTTAGGATTTACAATAAGCCGCAACTGGGGATTCCCCCGTTGGGGAGAAGGGTAATTGCGCTTTGGGGCCCTATCAGGGCGCCCAGCTTGTTTCATTGACGCCATTTTTCCACTCCGTTCAAAAGGTTCCACCAAGAAGACGGGTCGTCTTGTCTGACGTAGTCAAAGGTTTCGTCATTTATCTGTTCAGAAAATGAGAATGTAGCGACTGGTCTGGGGGCCCACACCAGCCGTTCGTAACGAGGGTTATCCACAACTAGAAGGGTATGGAACTCAGAGCTAACCATCGCTCTAACGTTTCCCTTCCGATATGCAATCCATACTTGCTAAGAGTAACTTCGGATCCAAGGCAATAGCCAACCTTCGATCCGGTCCTGATAAAGTGCTCAACATTGCTATTAATTTCTTCGGAGAGGTGCTGCCGAATTTGCTCCTCTGAGCCGTAGTGCTTAGAAGCTCTAATCCGTGACTGTTTTGCAAGATACTTTGCCAGATAGCGTCCGAGACCAGCGTGTCTAGCCAGCCGTGCGTTAACGAATCCATTGTTCCAACAACGTTCGATTTCTCGCCTTGTAAGCGAATTGCTACAGTGTACAAGGATATGCCAGTGTAGTCGTTCTGTGTCTGTTCCACGTTCTTCTGAGATAACATATCTAAACTCGTGTTTCTTTCTTAGTTTTTTAAAAAACAATTTAACATCATCGTAAGTGGGTTCTTTCGAACCAGCATAAGTAAGTGTTAACCACCAAGTTCTTTCTGAAATAAGGTATTCTACACTTGCTCTGTATGACCATTGAGCTTCTCTAGCTTTTAAACATCCCTTGCATTTTCTACACCGAACTGCTTGAAGGGGGATGGTAGGGAGGCTTTGCCCTTTTTCTGAGATGCTACCAACATACGACGGACTCGAGCATTTTCTCTCTACCGCCTTATTTCTTTCTAATACTCCTGCAGTGTATTGAGCACCGATTGTGCTAAAGTAACCCAGTGGACGTGTAACGCCCCATGGCTTGCCCATGATGTATCTCCTATAATCATGATTGGTGTCACTTATGCTTTAAGATCAAGACGCCAACTTTGTTGGCTGAACGGCGGGGTTAACCCCCGCTCGCTCGATCCATGAAGTCTCGCTCTCTAAGCTGGTAAAAGCTTTTGCAACGGTGTGACCAAAGACGTCGACATAACACCATCTACATGGAAATGATCGTTGCTCGTAGTTTCGAGAACGGCATCCCAAGCTGTTGTTGGGTACATTGCGTCCGCATCAGAATTAGGATTGTGAGCTTTTACATAACTTTGATCAAAGTGATAAGCCTCGTGCCGACCTTTAAACAAACTAGCATCCATACTCATATAAGTACTGGGAGACCCATCAGCCTCATTCTCATAACCACCTTCGCTAGCTTCATTTGAACCCATAATTTTCTTATGTTCTGCTAGTTGACCAACATGAGGAAACCGCTCAGGAGAATGCCACATAGCACCGATAGTGTTATATCCACCAACAAGATGAATTTTCGGACGTACAGCTGCAACACCAATAATCATGCCAGACTCTTGAAAATAACGTCTCTTAGTTAATTCCATAGAACAGTCGTGGCCATAATGTTGAACCGTAAACCCTGTAGTTTGCGAAACAGTCCGTGAAGGACGTACAAACCGTCGATAATGACCCAAAAATTCTGGAATTTCTGACAATTGCTCATTGGCATTCACGCCTTGGTTTTTCAACCAATTAACATATTTACCATCTTGCATTTCAACCCTGCGTTCGTACCGCAGGTTAGCCCTTTTCCGTTCAAGTTCTTTCAGTGAAAGGGAACCACCAGAAACATCTATAGTTTCATCTTCGTTATCTAAATCGACATCGCCAGACGTCTCCATTGATTGATCAACAATAGGAATAGCTACAGGACCAGTCGCAGTTGATATTTGATTTTCGTCATCACGAAAATAATGATTAGCTATTTTAACATAAGCATCGTGCAAAAAATGATCATGTGATGAAATTCCAATGTCATCATCAACACCAACACCCCACAAAGTTCTGCCAGAATTAACATTTGTAGTCGGAGGGTTTAAAGTACTATCGCCCATAACCCATTGCGGGAAATCCGACCAAATAATCGGCAAAGGCACATAATAATACCAAATATCGATAGTCGCACCTGATTGCGCCAATGCGATAGGCTTGGACATAAAGTTCATAGAAGCCTTAAGTTTCTTCATTGTTTCACCAGCAAAAACATATTCTGCATGAAACGGTACAAGTCGACCAAATTTACCTTTGTTAGCAATAACAAAGCGAGGTTTTCTCATTTGTCTACGGAGATTAGCCATTTTATTTTCCTTTAATAAAAATGGGGGGTAGGGGACACTACCCCCCAGAGTAAGCCGCTCAGGGAGGAGATTAGTTTAAGCGGCCTGTTCGATTTAACCATGAGAGGAAATCCGACTTTTCTTTCTCAGAAAGATTGTTCGGGTTAACGATAAAAGTACGCACGACGACTGTTTGATCCCCGTTTGCGCATTCCAGACTTGAGTCCGCGCTTGAAAGCAGCTTCGGTGGCTCGTTTCGTAGCTGACATCCGGCCATAACCACGATAAGAAGAATTCCGAGAACGATAATTGCTATTGTACGAGCGACGACGGTAAAATGCCATTGACCCATTTTCCTTTTTCCTAATGGTATCAACTACTTACACCGAATTTGGCGCATAATA